GGAGCATACTTTAGGAATATGTTACGCGCAGCTAATATAGAATGTGTAGGTACGGGTAGTGTATCTAGAATATTAGGAATAGAAAATAAAGATAAGTTTATAGCCCTACTATTTAAAGATAAAATCTTATATCCCACTAACGGTTTACTTTTTACTAGTTTTAAACACTCATTTTATGATATGTATATAATAGCTAACAAAATAATTAAAGCGTATAGACAACTTAATGAGTAAGTTTGATAATATTAATTATCCATTTTTTGGTTTAATAAAAAAACCTTATGAAACTATATACTCTTTAGATAAGATCTATATAAGAAAATATAAAGATAGTCATTTAGAAACTGTAGATGATAAAAATATATCTGGTGATTACTTTTCTAGACTGCTAAAGTTAGATAATAGACTAAAGTTTGACTATACTTGTAGAAACTTACAAGATATAATTATAAGTAACGTTAAGTGGGGTATTGACTGTAAGGCTATACCTTACGATTTATCTACTCAAGAATCAGTATCAGCAGATAAAAGAAAAATAACTAGAATTAAAGATAACTTAGTATGGTTAAAAAATATTTCTTATCCATTTACCCTAAATACTAAAGAATCAGTTAACGTAGTTGATGAATTATATGCTAGTATAGTTAAAGTAAATAATGAGTGGTATATTAGAGAATTTACTTACGAAAAAGAACTGAAAAGAGCAACAGTATTAATATGAAAAAAGCAAAAGTAAAGCAAATAGAAATATCAGATAGGCTATACATTAAAAAAGAAGATGTATATGATCACGATCTTCTTATTTCTTTATTTACATATGATAATGGTGATGAATTTTTATCTACTATTAAAGAATCAGACACTCACTATATAGTACCAGCTAATGGGTACTATAAGCTAGAGTGGGATACTGTAATAGATAATAGAACATTTGAGACTACCAATGCTGATTTAACTTTTTCTGGTACATTACGTCCTGAGCAAAAAGACGTGGTAGACGAATTCTTTTCTAGAGGTAGAGCTAGAAGTGGAATACTTCAAGCTCCTTGTGGGTGGGGTAAAACGTTTACTGGATGCGAGATTATTTCTAGAAATAAAACTAAAACATTAGTTATGGTACATACCAAATTACTTTTTAGACAGTGGATAGAAGAATTAGAAAAGCAAATACCTACTGCTAAGATCGGTAAAATAGGTGATGGACTACTTGATGTACAAGATGTAACTGTAGGTATATACAAAAGTGTATATAATAATATATATAGTCTATAAAATAGTTTTTCTATGATACTAGTAGACGAAGCTCATTTATGCCCTGCAGATATGTTTTCTACTGCTCTTAACGGTCTTAACGCTAAGATAAAAATAGGAATTAGCGCCACACCAAAAAGAAAAGACGGTAAACATGTATATTTATCTGATTATTTCTCTACTTTTATGGTACATGCAAAAGACCCTAGACAGCATGATAACCCTGCAGTACACATAAGAAGAACAGACTTTAAATTTAATGTGATAGACCCTCAAAGAGACTGGTCAAGACAATTAAATAAACTATGTGCTAATAAAGATTATCTAAAGTTTATAGCTAATGTAGCTAAAACACATATTAAAGCTGGTAGGTGTCCTCTTATACTTGGAGAGAGAATACAGATGCTAAAAGATCTACAAGCACTGATACCAGAAAGTGTTTGTTTAATAGGAGAAACAGATGAATCAACTAGAACAGACGTTCTTTCGAACGTTGGAGGAAAGTACAAAGCCGTTTTATCAACTAAGCTTTTTGATGAAGGTATTTCTTGTCATAGGCTTGATACTCTTTATATAACTTGTCCTAGTAATAACCCAATAAAGCTAGAACAGCGTATAGGAAGAATTATTAGAGAACATCCAGAGGCTAATAAACCACTAGTAGAAGACTTTTGGCTAACTGGTGGAGTAGTAGCTAGACAGCAACAAAAAAGATTAGAATGGTATAAGCAGCGCGGATATGACATTCTGTAATAAATTTACTATACTGTCAGCAGATGAAGCATACTCACTGTATACATTTATTAAAGATACTGACGGAGATATTTTAGAGCTAGGCAGATTCTATGGCGGATCGACTAAAGTTATACTAGAAGCTATAAAAGAAACAGATAGAGTATTAATTAGTGTAGACATGGTAGCTAGACCTCTATTAGCTTTTGATGCAAAAGATAAATACCTGTGTAATAACTTAATAGCTATTACTGCAGATTCAACTAAAATTAAATACAATAGAGTATTTAGAACAGTATTTGTAGATACTAATCACTCTGCTGATGCCGTTATAAGTAATATAAAAAATTGTTGGAATAATGTAGATAAGTACTTTATATTTCACGACTATATTACAAGTACTAGCATGCTAGATGGAGTAAAGATAGTAGTAGATAAATTAGTTAGCAATAAAATATTAAATAAAATTAAAGTAGTTAATACTTTGTGCATTACAGAAAAGAGTGATATTGACTACCTACTTTAATTGGGCAGAATTAGTATCAGTAGGAAGAAGCGATCCTGCTGCTATTATTATCTTGGCATATGCTCAAACTAATGTGTATAATGAGTCATATGCTAAAAATCTTCTTAATAAGTTGAATATTAACCATATACCCCCGTTCTTATTTCACTCTAAGACATTTACTCAATATAAGAGTAATTTAGTATGTAACTACAGAACTAGAGAGATACAGAGCTACTTTAAAAACACTAGTTTCTTATTTACAAATGTAAGTGCTAGACAGAAGATGTTATATTTACGGGCGTTGTCTATGCGAAGAATAAATGAAGAAGTAGATTATATACCTAGAAACTACTTTAATAACGTAGCATATAATCCATTTTTAGAATTAGATGAAAATAATATATATTTTCCACTAGAATCCTCGGTTTCGAGGAAATCCTAAACTCAAGAACTATAGTTCACAAAAAGGAATATACAAATGGTCTCATGGGACAAAGCTAAAGGCAAACAGAATACAGGTAATCAAGATCGTAGGGAGATTCAACGTCTAACTATGGGTCTTGGTGATACTAGAATTAGACTAATCGGAGATGTAATGCCTCGTTACTGCTACTGGGTAGTTACAAAAGAAGGTAAAAAAATGCCTATTGAATGTCTACAATTTGATAGGGAAAAAGAAACATTCATTGCTTCAAATAAAGATCCCTTCAAAGAGCTAGACGCAGACGTATACTCAGAAAAACCACAATTTTCTTATGTATGCAATGTTATTGATCGCTCAGATAATAGTATTAAGTTACTAGATCTTCGTCAAACAATCTATGCTCAGATAGTAGACTATGCAGGTAATCCTGACTACGGTAATCCATCAGATGCTACTGGCGGATATGATCTGACTATTAAGAAAGAAAAAACAGGACCACTACCTCAAAATGTTAAATATACATTAATTCCTGCACGTGGTAACTCTCCTCTAAAACCAGCAGAGCTGGAGTTAGAACTATTTGATCTAGCTAAAATCTATAAGCGTCAAACATATGATGAACAAAAAGAATGGCTTATGAAAAATACTACACTATTTGCTGGTGATATATCAGATGAATTTAAACCTTCAGAAGATGTGGATGACCTAGCATGAAGAAATCATTAGCAGACTTTGCTAAAACTAACGCGTCTGCTAGTGAGGTAGTTAATGAAACTCCAGTAACTGAGGCCCCTAAAACACATGCTTTTGGGGCATTTAAATCAGTTAATGGAGATCAAGCCACTATTGACCTAGATGTATTGAGAAAATTTAATGTATTTATTGCTACCCCTTGTTATGGTGGTATGCTTACGGACCAGTACTTCTTAAGCATGTTTAGACTAACACAAACTCTGATGGCCCATGGTATTAACTTTAGAATTACAACTTTAAGAAATGAGAGTTTAATTACTAGAGCTAGAAATATTATGACTGCTATGTTTCTAGAAAGTCAATGTACTCATCTGTTCTTTGTTGATTCAGATATTGAGTTTCAACCAGAAGATGTGTTGCGCGCTCTAGCATATGATAAGGATATTATGACAGCTGCTTATCCTAAAAAAGCGCTACCTATTCAGTATGCTATTAACTTTAAATTTACTGACCATGAAAATCGTAGAATTAGAGTAGAAAATGGAGCTGTAGAAGTTTTAGATGCATCTACAGGATTCTTTATGGTAAAGCGTAGAGTAGTAGAAAAAATGATGCAAGCCTATCCTGAATTGCATTATCGTAATGATTCTAATATTGATCCTAAGTTTAATCAATATTGTTACTCATTCTTTGACACTATTCATGATCCAGATGATAATAGGTATCTTTCAGAAGACTACACATTCTGTAGAAGGTGGCAAAAACTAGGTGGAGAGATTTGGTTAGATCCTAATACTAAACTCAATCACGTAGGTAGCTATACTTTTGAGGGCGACGTATCTAAGATTATTAATGCAAAGTAATATTACTCGTGTAAAAACTTACACAAATGAGTATGATGTAGAGGTTGAGTGGGATCTAACTACTAGATGTAACTACGCTTGTAGCTACTGTAAAAGTTATGATAATACTCAACCGCTGCTTACAAAAAGTCTAGAAGATTATGAAATAGCTATAGGTTACTTAATTAATTACTTTCCTAAAAAAGTAATTAAATTTGATTTTTTAGGTGGAGAGCCTACACTAATTAAGCACTGGGCAGAGTTATTACAGATAATACACTCTAAGAATCATGTATTTAAAATAATTACTAATCTATCTTTACCTATTAATGCTTTAAAAAATAAACTTAAGAATAAAACTTTCAAAAACTGTATAGATGCTAGCTTTCATCCAGAATTTTCTAATCCAGATGATTTTATAAACAAAGTTGAATACTTATATAGTAATAACTTTTTAAAATCTGTAGGCATACTCATGCTACCTAAGTACTGGGATATATGTAAGTATGTGTATGAAAAATTAAAATATACTAATAGTGTAAGGTATAATAAAATAAAAGATGAAGACACTAACACCTTATTTATAGCTTCTAAGTTTATATACTACACAGATGAGCAACTAAGCATATTTACAGATACTAGCAATCTAGGTGATGAAGGCAGATACACCGAGATTACTTACTCAGATAAAGTAGTAAAATATAAACAGGTAGAAGACTTAGCTGCTAATAACATAACTAACTTTAAAGGACTACTATGCTACATTGGCAAAGCTAGATTACATATAACAGCTACTGGAGATGTTTTTCCTAGTGCTTGTTTATTAAAATATAAAAAAAGTAAAATAGGTAATATTTATAAACAAGATTTAAAAAATATAGCAAATCCCATAGTATGCCCTTTTAGCTTTTGTGGCTGTGGGCCCGATATTAGAATAGAAAAGAAAGCAATAAACCATTATGAGTATAGATAAACAGCTATTACTACACAGTATAAGAATTAAAAGCGACTTGTTAGCAC